AAACAACTGGTGGGATCACCTATTTAATAATCATCATTATGATTTTGCTTATGCTTATGCAGATCCTGTAATTGAGGATAAGAAAGAAGAAGAGGAAGAATTATTCAAACAATTCTTTGAATTTAGGATTGGTAGGTTCTTTAGAAGGATTACTAGACCTATTGATAGAGCTATTAATTACGTTAAGAAGAAAGCAGTTAATACATATAAGGATGTAACTGGTATTACTCAAGCTGAAGCTGATGCTAATAAAGCTAAAGCTCAAGAAGAGCAAAGATTAAAAGAGGAAACAGCTAAGTATAAAGCTTTTCAAGAGAAATCTGCTAAAGATCTAGCTGCTAGTAAGTCTAAGTATGCCTCAGCTAAAGCAGAACAGGAAAGCCAGTTTGCCGCTTCTTCTAAAGCTTTATCCGCTGCTAAATCTAGGCAACAAGAAGCTGAAAGAGTAGGAGCTATAACAGAGCAATATACACAAAGTAAGAAGGCTACAGCTCAAAGAACTTCAGAAGCTGCAGCTTTAAAAGCTCAACAACAGAAAGCCTTAATGGCTAAGAGGACTGGTAAACAGTACAACCCTAGAGTACCTGCTGGTGCTGGTGTAAACATTAAAGGTCCAGGTGGTGTAGGTGGTACAGGTAAGGCAGGATCAGAAACAAAAAGTGCTAAGAGATTGAGAGATAAAGATAAGAGTAAGTTAAATATTGGTTAATAGATGATACCTCCTATTGATAAACAAATTGTCGATTACCTAGAAGAGGTCTATCCAGATAGAGCTCCAGATATTAGTATGGAAGAGAAACTTATTTGGTTTACTGCTGGACAGGTGGCGGTTGTACGTCATTTAAAAGATCAGTTTAAACTACAAGAAGAAACTAAGTACAACTGAGGTTCTTATAAATGATCGCTTGGGCCCCCATACTGATTGGTCTTTCAGCAGGTGCTACTGCATATTCAGGTTATGCCGCAGCTAAAGCTGCTAGAAAGCAAGCTGAAGCTATGCGAGCTTCGACTGCACAAGCTAGAGATAGGGCTAACAAAGAGTTAGCACAAATGCAGGCTGATGCTCAAGCTACTCAGAATAGATTTAATATTCAGATAGCTCAGTCTAGAGCTGACACAGCAGAATCTGCTAGGCAGGCGGATGAAGCCACTAAGCTGTCTCAAGCTAGAATGGATCAAGCGCAAGCTGCCTCTAATTTATCTATACATCAACAACAATTAGCTTCAGCGCAGGCTAGACAGATGCAAGCTGGGGCTAATGTGAAAACTAGGAAAAGGACTAGAAGGGGTACACCTCAATCTATGAGAACTAAATTAAGTATTGATTCAGGACTTGGAGGAGCTGCAGGTTCAGGTGGAGATGCTACTACTGGAGGCGGTTTAAATTATGGCTAAGGGTACAGCCGAATCTAGGTATCAAACCCTTGAATCTGAAAAGACTATCTATTTAGATAGGGCTATTGATTGTGCTAAATACACATTACCTACACTTATTACTGATAATGATCGTAGTAGTGGTAAGAATTTATATACAAAAATATCTACTACCTACCAAGGTTTAGGTGCTCGTGGTGTTAATAACTTAGCAGCAAAACTTTTAATAGCTTTACTACCTCCTAACCAAGCTTTCTTCCGTCTATCTATAGACGATATGAAGCTTCAGCAGGAGATGGAGAATTATAAAGAACTTCAATCAGAATTTGATCAACAGCTTTCTCTAATGGAGAGAGCAGTGATGAGAGATATAGAGGAGTCAGGAGATAGGACTGCTTTATTTGAAGCTCTTAAACATCTCATCATTGGTGGTAACGCTTTACTTTATATATCTGAGAATGGTACTAGAGTTTACCCTCTTAAGTCTTACTGTTTGAGTAGAGATCCAGAAGGTAATGTTTTAGATATAGTTGTTAGAGAAGAAATTAATCCTGAAGTATTACCTGTAGGAGTAGCACCTAAAAATAATGAAGGTAATAACGTTGATAAGACTGTCTTCTTATATACATACGTAGATTATGATTATAAGAAGAGTAGGTGTAAGTGGTATCAGGAAGCTTATGGTAAAAGGATTGGAGTAGAAGGTAACGTTCCTCTTGATAAATGTCCTTGGATACCATTAAGGATGTATAGGGTGGCTCACGAAGCCTACGGAAGAAGTTACTGTGAAGAGCTGTTAGGTGATCTTAAGTCTCTTGAATATCTTTCAAAATCTATAGTTGAAGGAAGCGCAGCGGCTGCACGAATACTTTTCTTATGTAATCCGAATGGTACTACACGACCAGATGCCCTAGCACGTGCCGCAAATGGCAGCATTGTCGCTGGAAATCCTAATGATGTAGCACCAATTCAAATGAATAAGCAGGCAGACTTGTCTGTTGCTTTACAAACCATAGCTCGTATAGAACAAAGACTTAGTTTTAGTTTCCTACTTAACAGTGCTATCCAAGCGGGTACTCAAGGACGGGATCGAGTCACTGCGGAAGAAATCAGAATGGTCGCCAATGAGCTCGAAGCTGGGTTGGGTGGAATTTATTCCATACTCAGTGTGGAGTTGCAGCTACCACTAGTAAATAGGAAAATGGCTCTTATGGAGAGAAGAGGTAGCTTACCTCCTCTACCTAAACAGGGTGGTCAAGAACTTGTTAAGCCTCGTATCACTACAGGTTTAGATGCTTTAGGTCGTGGTAATGATAAAGCTAAACTTATTGAATTTGTTACTACCTTGGCTCAGACAATTGGCCCAGAGGTGATGAGTAAGTTTGTAAATAATAGAGAACTCATACTTAGAATGGCTGCTTCTGATGGCCTAGATATTTATAAATTGATCAAATCTGAAGAGCAATTAATGGAAGAACAACAACAACAAGCTACAATGATGCAAGAACAGCAGCAAATGCAAGATCCACAAAACGATCCTGCTAAACAAGCTGCACTTATCAAAGCTGAAAATGACTCAATCAGGACTTAAGAAACCAATCAAAGCAAAGGTTGTAGAGACTGAACCTTTAAAACCTGAAATTAAGGAGCCAGTTGTTGAGGAGCCTAAGACTGAGATAGATATACTCATAGATAGATTACAAACAGAAAGACCACAAACCTATGAAGAGTATTTAAAGGCTGTTAAAGGTAAGAAAAATGTGGCAATATATCCAGATCTCTCAATAAGAATCGGCTAACTATGGAAATTAACACTACTGGAGGAGCCTTCCCAGAGGAGACTCAACCTTACAATGAACAGGACCAAGCAATTCTTGAGGGTAAAGACCCCCAAGAGGTTGATCAGGAACTCATTGGTGGTAAGTTTAAATCCGCTGATGATCTTCTTGAAGCTTACGAATCTCTTCAAAAGAAGCTTGGGGAACGCTCCCAAGAAACGCCCGAAGATACTAAATATGAGTCAGAAGATCAGGACGTAGAAGCGGGTGACATTATAGGTGGTGTAGAACAAGTACCACTGTCTGAACAAGAAGAGGATGTAATTCTCGAAAGTATAGGAGGAGATGAAGGTTTAGACGCTATGGCTGATTGGGCTTCAAATCATTTAGATCAAGATGAGATTCAAGCTTATAACCAAGAAGTAAATAGCGGTGATTTTACTAGGGCTAGGAACGCTCTTCAATCTATGTTCTTCGCTATGCAGCAGGCACAGGGTCAAGAGCCAGAGTTAATGGGTGGTAAAATATCAGCCAACTCAGGTGATGTTTATAGGTCAGTACAGGAAGTAGAAGCTGCTATGAATGATCCACGCTACCTACACGACACTGCTTATACAAGAGATGTGGAAGAAAAAGTTAGCCGTAGTAATGTTTTAGCACCTTATTAGGCTAATATAAGTTTAGCTTATGTATGAAGTGTTGCCTCTGAGGAGATAACAACAGTGGAATGCTGAGCGTTTTTTACATTTAATCATTCAAATCGATGCCAGATTTTTCGAGCATCTCTAGGTTAGGTGGTATTAATGGCGTTCAATATAACGCTAATAGTGCTGCTGGTAACTACGAAAAAGAGAATGCGAATTTTCTGAAAATCTTTTCTGGAGAAGTCCTAACCGTCTTCAATAGAGAGACAATTTTCAAAGACTTAACTCAAAAGAGAACTATCTCCTCAGGCAAATCGGCCAGCTTCCCAATTACGGGTCGTTTTTCAAGTCGATATCACCGCCCAGGCGATTGGATAACAGGCCAAGGTAACAAAGGCATGATCGGTGAGAAAATCATCACGATTGACGATCTACTCATCGCAGATGCCTCAATCTATGACCTTGATGAGGCCAAGCTTCATTGGGACGTTAGATCGATCTACAGTAAGGAATTAGGTAGGGCTTTATCAAGGGCTTATGACCAGCGTCTAGTCCGTACACTTCTAACAGCTTCCGAGTCTGATGGACGTGTTGATGACTGGGATAACAAGAGTTTCGCAGTCCACTCTGGTGGTGATGCAACTATAGCCAGCATCTCTGGTAACAACATCACAATGTCAGCTCAAATGACCTCTGGCTCACAAGCCAAGTTTGCTGCTGGTGAGGTGATGTATGGAGAGGATAGTGGAGCTTACGGTGTTATCACAACAACCGCTTCTAACGCTAACCCTTCAGTTATTGTTATCAACCCAATTGGAGCTATTGGTACAGGTACTAAAGCTGCATTTGATGTTGGTGAGAGAGTCTTCGTTCTTGAGAAGCTTCCTGGTGGAACTTCCTACACAGGTATCAACCTTAATGGTGCTGCCAACCGCAACGCTAGAGGTGAACTGATTGTAGAAAATCTCTACAAGGCTTGCCAATCACTTGATGAAAAGGATGCTCCAAAGGATGGGCGCATAGTTGTCCTATCTCCAGGTGCTTACTATGATCTTCTAAATTCTGATCGTGCAATTAACACTGATTGGAATGGTGGAGGAGGCTCTAACGGAACCTTCAAGGGTAACAACGTTCTTAGTGTTGCTGGTTTCACAGTCAAGACTTCTAACAACCTTGGATCTGCCTCTTACGGTAATACTTACTCAGGTACAGCAGCTCAATCAGCAACTGTACGTGGTGAGCGTCCTAACTATGTCAATGGTAAGGATGGTTCTGATGGAACTACTGCTGCAGGTACTAACGACTACTGGCAAGATGAGCAGGGTAATACCTCAACTCTTACCAACTTGTTCGGCCTATGCTTCACAAAAGAAGCTGTAGGAACAGTGGCTCTTAAGGATCTAAATATGCAGATGACTGGATCT